GCGAGCGGAAGCCCGTGACACAGCCGTAAATCGTATTGTTGTAAAATATTCCCCGTGCAGCAGGTCCATCACAGCGAGCGTAAATTCCGTAAAAGAGATTCTCAAAAATATTGTTGACGACATAACTATAAGCTGCTGTATGGGTAGTCGGTATAACTAACCCCTGCGAATTTACTTTAGTCGCGGCCTGCCCCTGAATTATGTTATCTCGCAGCACTAAGCCGCCAGTCCCGCTGTACACCAGTACGAAGCCTGATGCAGAATCGTCTGTTGCGCCGATTTGCAATCCGGTAATACGGACATGATTTTCCATGATGTTTATCATTCCAGACGAATAAAGACCGCGAACGAACCGATACTTTGCGTTGTCCCATACGCCTGCATGGCGATGCCCTGCGCTGGTCTTGATGTCTATGTAGCTGGTCTCGGTGGTCGTCCAGCCGTCGATAGTGACTTGTGTCGTATCGGCAGCGCCGTTCGTTTCGCAGATCACTTCCGCGACATCCCCGGCCCCGTCCGTCAAGTCTTGCTGCTCTGCAGCCTCCCACGCGAAAAGCGAGGCGTAGGCGGCCTGCGCTCCGCTGGTAGCGCTAGTTGTACCATCACCGCCGGAAGAATCCGGGTTGACGTAACGGGTAATGGTCACTGCGATTGCGGGGGCAGCGCATAGCACCGACCCCGCAATCAGCAGCGCAGCGAGTCGGCGCATTACTGCACCCGCACCGTCAGGATGATCGTCACGTTTCGCGGCGCACCCGGGGCGACGGTTTCGCCGGTGAACGTCACCTCGTTCGAGTAGCCGCTCTCGTTGGCCGCGAGATCGAACGCGGTGAGTACCCAGTAGTACGTTCCGTCCGCAAGGCCCGGGAGCGTTGTGGTGGTCACAAGGCCCACGGTCTGAACCAGCGTGTAGGGTCCGCCGGGGGCATTGGCCTGATAGAGCTTGTAGCCCGCAAGGTCCGGCTCGGTGTTGGCGTCCCAGGCGAGGGTCACGGTAGTGGTTGCCGCGAAGGCGGGGAGCGCGACGAGGAACAGCGAGAGGACGGCCAGGAGCAGAAGAGCGAGGGAACGGCGTTTCATTTTGTCATACCTCCAGGTTGAAAAGTTGCCGCCGCAGGTCCGCCCATTCGAGCGACTCGGGCGTATCACCGCGCATCGCGACGGCGAAGGCGAGTGAGTCGCCGATCTCCAACAGGCGCGCGGTGATGGCGGTGATGGTGTCGGGCATGGTTTCACGCCTCCAGGTAGCAGCGGAAGTCCGCGCGGTAGACAACGCGGGTATCGCTCGAATCAACGACCGTCGTGCTTACCCACTCCAGACCCGCAAAGCCGGTGATGCCGAGGTCGTTGTCCTGAAGCAGATCGCACAGCGCATCCTCAAGCGCGAAGATTCCAGTTTCCGAGCGAGTGCGCGCGTCATCTTGCGAGTTGTACGAGATCGCCGCCAGGGTGATGGACACGTCTAACTGACAGACTTTCGTGCCGCTCAATGCCTGCATCTGCGGGAGATTCGTTCTTCGGGCGATGAACACAAACGCCGCAGGGACATCGAGTATCACCCCGGCTAGTACGTCACGCGCGCCGCCCGCGTGGGCGGATACCAGCTTCAGCATGGTCATGCCGTCACGGATCGTCGTAACGGCGCCCGTCTCAATTTGCGTGCGCGTGATCATGCTGCTTTGCCTTCCAGGTGCGCGGTTGCCCAGCGGTCCATGATGCCGTCGAGTTCCTCTTGCAACTTCGGCGAGATCCCGAAGAACGGACGCGGCGACAAGCCGGGGTGCATGACGCCGGCCACGACGGTCATGCCGGTAGTTACCCGGCTTGTCTTCGGGGACTGCCCGATCTTGTAGAACTGCTGCCCGAGTTCCGAATTGCGCGAACCGATGCGCACCATGTTTGAAAACGAACCAGCCCCGCCACCCGATGCAAACGCCAGTGCGCCCCCGGGCTTCTTCGGACGGATCGGGTACGGGCCGCGCGTGCCGTAGTGCTGCCAGATCGCCTTATCACTTTCCTTGAGCGTCCGAAAGCCGATCAGGGCATCCGCCTTGCCGCTCGAAAGCACGTCCATCGCACCGAGCATCCAGCCGAAGTCCCAGAGCGGAGTGCTGCGCGTGTTCTTGATCGGCTTGAACGGGCGGTCCTCTTCGTCGAGCCCCTGCGCCGTGCGCCGCAGGATTCCGTTGACGACCGCGCGCCCGAGGCTCGCCATCAGCGGCGCGGTGTCGAATTGTGCGATGCGCTCGAAATCGCGCAGCAGCACATCTCCGCCGATCACCTCGGTCCTCATCCGAGCACCACGTAGCCGCGCGCGGTGACTGGGGTGTCGGGCGCTGATGTCGTCGCTACCGGCATCGCTGCAAGCTGCGTGCGGTACTCATGCGCGAATCTGTCCGCACGGTCGAGCAGATCGCCAAAGCGGCGGAAGAACATCGCCAGCACGTTGAGCGCGGCGACCTCGCGCATCGCTGCCAAGGTCGCCGCGGTGAGGATCAGTAGATCGTCATCGGTCCAGCCCTGACCGATCAGCACCAGGTCCAACTGCCGGCCTGCCTCAGTGTGCAGATCGTCCAGCGGCAGCGGGAGTAACGAGTAGTCCCCGGAAGATAGGTACTTCCGCAGGTCGTCGTCGGTGCTGTAGGAGGCCATGACCCCTCAACGCCCCGGCGGAACGATCACGATAGGCGGGGGCGGCAGCGGGTCGGGATAGGCGACGCCGCCGCCGGCGACGGGGGGACGGGGAGAGCGGGGGCGGGCGTCGGCGAAGGACGCGAAAGTCAGACAGCCACAGAGCGCCAGGGCGATGACACCGATGAGGATTCTTCCGAAACTGTTCATTTCATGCCTCCCTTTGTTGCGGGTTAATTGTTTCCTGTCCCGCCGACTTGATACCAGGCGGCGCCGTCCGTGCAAACCCTGATGGTATCGCCCACTCCGAGAGCGACGTTGCCGGCGGACGCAGAGAAGAACAGTGCGTTGTTGTCGAGGGTAATCGCGCCGGTTCCGTCGTTAATGATGTCGAGACAACACCCGGCTACAGCCGTCGTCGGTGCAGTCATCGTGTTGGTGGTGTCCGTCGTGACGGCGGCGGTCCCGTTGGTGTGGACCAGCTTAACTCCGCCGCAGACGTTGGCGGTAATCACCCCGCCGGACGCAATCACCTCGGAAGCAGGGAATTGGCCGACGTAACCGCCAGTGAAGGTCTGTTTGGCGTTCCACTCCTCGGCCATGCTGGGAGCGGGCATGTAGACCGAGAGTGCGATCAGCAGAGCGACGAAAACCGTTGCCAGCTTCTTCATGTTCCTACTCCTTCACGGCCTTCCAGCCGTTTCGCTCCCACGCGGGAAGCGAGGTTTCGGGGATTATCGATTTTGTCGGACCGCCGTGAGCATCGCCCGGAAGGCGCTCGACATTGATCATCTTCGCGGGGCGAGCGGGCTCTGTGTGTTTTTCGTCTTTCGCCATCTGTCTAACTCCTTTCTCTTCAATCCTAGTGGATCAGCAACGCCAAGTGCTCGCCCTTGACGACCTTCCAGCCCCACGCGGCGCCCACGACGTAGGCGCGCCGGCGGTACTGAGCGTATTCAGAGATCAGGAAGCTGATCTTGCTCACCGGTTCGGTGTAGACGTAGGTCTTGGCCGCAGAGTCGCCGCCGGTCGGCATCGCCGGGATGCGCGCGAGGAGGTGAATCGCCATGCGGTCGAAGAACATGTTCGCCACGTAGTCAGCCTTGAGCGTTAAGGCGCTGGTGGCCGCGGTCACTGCGAGCCGGATGCCGGGCTTGTTCAGTACGAACGTCCCGCCGCCGGAGACATCGGCATCACCGGTGCCCACGACATACTCGCGGGTCAGGTCGCGGGCGTGGTGCAGGATGTCGCCCTGCACGATCGCGAGGGTTCCGGCTGAGGCCAGCGTGATTGTCCGATCGCCGACCGAGTAGCCGGAAGCGTCGGTCGTGGCGCTCGTGGCGCCGCCGGCCGTGTGCGTCTTGATCTGCGCGGATTCGCGGATCTGGATCCCGGAGTAGTTCTGGATGACGCCCTGGCGCTGGAGAGTCGCATCACCGGCCATCTGCGCCTGAGCTTGAAAGCTGCGGATGTTCGCCCCGACCGTAGTGCCGACGACCCCCTGAAGATCGCCCATCGGCGCGCCGTTGTCGGCAAGGATCTTCCTCATCTGCGCGGCCTCGGTGAACTGCCCCGCCGTGGCAAAGGGGATCGTGGCAACGGCGCCGTAAGCGCGCGACGCCTCGTAGTAGAGCGCACACCCGTCCGACTCCATCTCGTTGAGCAACGAGCGGAAGGACTGCTCAAAATTCTGCTGAATGAAGTCGCGCACCTGTTCGGTGCCGAGCGAGCGCTCCTCTTCGCCCTCAAGGAAGAACGGCTTCGCGCGCTGGACCTTCGTGATCGACAGCTCCCCATAGGTCGGGGTCTGCGCCGCGGGGTCCGGGCCGGTCGCGGCCGGAGTGTCGGCTTCGGTCCCGCTGTCGCCGACGATCATGTAGCGGACTTTCTGGTCCTTCCCGACGCCCTCGGCGCTCGGGTTGAGGTAGACAGACGGGATCAGCCCAACGAGTTCTTTGCTGATCGTACCGCCCGCCTTGTGAATGGTGGGGATCAGTTCGGTGAGTGTGTTGCTCATTTTTTAACTTCCTTTCTTTTGTGACGGCTAGTCTTCGACCGTGCCGCCGTCTTTGATGAACTTGTCCCGGTCAGCCGGCGACCTCGCGTTGAAATCCGACAGCTTCATTCTTGCCGTTTTGCCCCGCCCCGCGTGGTCGTTCCCCAGCGAGCCGGTCTTCTGCTCACCGACGAATTCCGGGTAGCCCTTGACGACCACGCCAGCCACATCGTTGAGTCCGACGAACGCCCCGGACTTCTCGTCGTAGGTCAGCGCGGCAGTGTCCGCGAGCCTCACAGCAGCGTCCATACGATCCGCACGCACTCCGAGCTGCGCCAGAGCCCCACGAAGCCGCGAGTCCCGACGCTCGGACAGCAGCGCCGTGTCGCGCTTGGCGATCTCGCCTTGCAGCTCCGTAAGCTTCTCGCCAGCGGTCTTCTCGGCGTCCGTCGCCGCCTTGCCCTTGGCGACGAACGGCTCGGCGTCCTTGATCGTGGCCTTGAGCGCGGTACGCTCGGCAATACCGGTCTGCACTTCGCCCGCGAGGAAGGCGTTCTCCGCCTCCAGACCCCCGAGGAGGCCGATGGTCTCGGCCTCCTCGGGGGTCTTGCCTGCCTTGACCGCCGCGTCCTTCGCCTTCGCTGCCGCTTCGTCTCTGACTTTCACTTTCTTACTCCTCTCCCGGACTCCACCGGGCGTTGTTCGCCGGACTCCACCGGCATCGGTACTGCGCTCCCGGTCTCCACCGGGGCGTGAACAAAATGGGTTGCCGCTCTTGGCTTCCCGTTGATTTCGCTCATGCCGCCGCCTCCACTTCTATCCACCGATGCCGGCAGCGCGGGTGCATTCCATCGCCGCGCGGATCGCACGTATCGCCGCGCTTTGCGTTCACGACGATCGCTTCCCACTCGGCAAGCGTCATCGTCTTGCCCACGTAGTCCGAGCAGATATCGCCGTCCGTGCGCACGTCATCCGGGCCGACCATCTCAAGCGGCGTGTCGTCGGTCCAATCACTTGACGCAGCCTGGCGAAAGACCTTCATCGGCTCATTGATCGCCTGCAATTCAGCGCGCCACTCGGGCACACCGTAGGGCGTCCCGTCTTCCTCGTAAAGCACGACTTCCGCCTGGATCTTCTCGCTCAGTTCACGCGGCGACCAGCCGCCAGTCATCGCGCGCGCGGTGAGCTCGGTAATTGCCCGCGAGCCGGCGTCGAACAGGCCTTTGATTTCCAGGCGCGCCGGATAGAGCGCCGTGCGGATCGTAGCGGCGTCGAGATTAATCACCGCGCCGCGGGATTCGTGTAGCCCCTTGCGCAGAGCCTCTTTCAGGTGCCCGCTGTACTCGCCTTTGTAGACGCTTCGCCCGGCCAGATCGCCAGCAAGCTTGACCAGCGCCTGTTCGGTTTCGTCCAACCATTTCAAATCGGCGGGCGAGAGCTTGCCCCCGGGTCGGCGCGCAAGCATCCGATCAAGGACCGCGTGCATCCGGCCGAACCCGTCTTCCACGGCCGCGAGGATCGCGCGCACGGCGCCATCTTCGGCGAGGAAGGCGTTCTTACTCGCCATCGTCCGCACCCTCGTCCTTCGGCTGGTTGCGGTCAATCTCCGGCGGCGCGCTCCCGTTGAGCAGCCGCGTTTCGGCGAGGTTGGCCTGGATCAACTTGAGCGCCATCTTTCGATCCATGCTCGGATTTTTCGCGATCATGAAATCAACGACGGTCGCGGCGCCGATGCGGATTTGATGCTCCCAGTCGGCGCGGCGCTCAAGGCTCATCGGCTCTTGCGGGAGCTGGTACGCGATGCTCGGCGCCGGCACATCTTCCCAGCGCACCCGCTTGCCGCTGTGCAGCGCGTAGACGAAAAGTTCCATGCGGATCAACTCGCGCTCCCACGGGCCGAAGAGCGATGCGCGGTCCTTGCGATAGTCGCCCAGCGCGGTCTGGTCGGCGACGATTTTGATGCCGGACTCGCCAGACTGCACGGCGGCGATTGCGCTCTCAGGGATGCGCCGCGACATGAAGAACATTCGCAGCAGCAGGTTGATACTCTCGACGAGCTGCGGCACTTGGGGATCGGCGGTGATGAATCCGGCGTCACCCTCAAGGCTCAATTCAAGATGTGCGTCCGGGCCGATGACCACCGGGCCTTCCGGTATCGGGCCTTTGGTGTAGAGGATCGAGCCGGACAAATCCATCTTGTAATGGTGCCGGGTGAGCTGGCGGTTGATTGTGCGGTTGATCGCCACCAGGTCCGACAGCGGCTCGCCCATGAGCGACCAGCGCGGTTTGCTGTTGTGGAAGAGCACGAACGGGATGCGGCCGTAAGGGTGCGATCCGTTGGCCCCGGCCTCAATCTCAGCCGCGGTGAACTTGCGAACCCCGTTCACCAGGCGCTCGTAGGTGTTCGCCGTCCAAAGCTGCTCGACGAGGCCCATGTCTTCCTCAAGGCTGGTGCGGAACGACAGCACAAGTCGCGACATTTTCACGGGCTTGCTCGGCGCGGGATCGTAGTCGAGCTGGTCTCCGGTGTAGAGCGCGATCTCCAGCGGCTCGCCTGGATCGACCATCGGCCGGCACGCGGTCACGCCAGATCCGAGCGTGAAGCGGTCCGCGTCACTCATCGTGGACCAGTGCCCGTCCTTCCATTCGGCGAACATGTCAGCCCACGGCTTGTCCTTTTCCTCGAATGTATAGACCGGGCATTCCCGATAGAGCCCGCAGAGCGCGTCGACGATCGGCTCGACGATTTTGAAGCAAACCTTCGGCGACTTCTCCCACTTGTCTTGATTTTTGTGCAGCGGCTTGTAGGTCTCGGTCAGGTCGTCGACCATTACGGCATGGTCTTCAAGGTAGCCGATTGCCAGCTCGGCGTCGGTCTGTCGCTTACAAGTCGCAGCGGAGACGGCACGCTTGGCGGACTCGCGGACTTCGTATTCGGCGCGGCTGGAGGGGGTCATCCTTGCGTCCTCACCTGGACGGCGGGTTGCTGCGATGTCTGCCACCACGCGAGCGCCCCGGCAATCACGGTGTCGTCATGCATGCCCTCAGGTGCGCTGTAGCGGAAGCCACCAGCCGGGAGCTTTTCGCACTCGTAAGCCTCGTGCTCGCCGATGGACACTTCGTCCCCCGCAATCAGGTGGATTTTCTTCTGCTCGAATCCGAGCGTATAGGCATCAATTAGTTGCCCCTTTGTGCCATGACTGCCGCCAGAGGTGTAAAACGCCGTCACCTTCACGCCCTCGCGACGCAGCTCCTCGATGTTCGGCGCGCCGATGCTGTTGGATTCGGCCAGTACCGGGCAGCGGCCAAACGCTTCGATAGCCGTCTTGATTCGCACCCGCTGCGCCGCAAACGGCAGCGCGGTAAAGCGCAGATCATGGACGAACTCGCCCGTGATCGGGTCGAGGATCTTCAACGCGGTGAAGTCGTTCTCGCGCCCCCAGTCCAGGCCGGCAACGTAGGCGCGCCCGGATAGTCCGCGCTCAAGGCGCTTGGCCGTCGCGCACTCGCGCACGAAGCGGAAGACCCCGCCCGCATCGTCGATGAACTCGGCCAGGATCTCCTGCCGGTACTTCTTCTCGGGCGTATCTTTTTTCAGAGCCTCAATTTCGCTGCGATCAATCCACGGGTTACTGTGCGTCGGCATCTGCCACGATCGCCACTCGGGGTTTGCCACGCGGTCAAGGCCCATCTGGTAGAGCTGGTAGAAGTAATTCCGACCGCGCGGAGTACCCATGAAATAAGCGTCACCGCGGTAATCGAGTAGCGTCGGACGGATGTTCGCGTTCCACAATTCCCCGAGCTTCGGCACCTCCCCGGCCTCGTCAACGATCACCCGGGCGTACTTGCGCGAACGCCCTGCCGCTCCGCCGTCGAGAGACCACATCTCCAGCACGCCGCCAGTAACGGTTTCAATTCGCCGCTCTCGCTCGTTCGCCCGCGCAATCGCTGGAGCGTAGAACTCGCACAGCTCGCGCCAAGTCTCTTCAAGGAGTTTGTATGTCGGCGTGAAGTAGCCGAGCGGCAAACCTTGCTCCATCGTGGTCTCGCTGATTCGATCTTGCGCGACTACGGTTTTCCCCCAGCGGCGGCCACAAGCGAGAACGTTGAACCGCGCGGCCTCGGCAATCACCTGCGCCTGGCCGGCGTGAATCTCCGTCTCAAACGTCAGGGTTGGCAGGGGTGACATCCTTTCGGATCGTGCGCTTGATCGTGATGCTGATATCGGAATCGACCTTTCCGGCGACGTGCTGCACCGGGCGGCCGAAGGCGTAAGAGAAAAGAAACTCGCGATCAGACAGGCCGTCAGGAAGCACGGCGGCCTCGATACTCGCGTCAACAGCGGCGCACATGTTCGAGCGGCCATCACTGCGGACCTCGGCAAGGCGGTCGCGGACGTAGGTCGCGATGTCGTCTTGCCGCTTGCGTTGCTCGGGAGACAGGCCGGACGGGTTTCGAGCAGGGCATCCTGGTTGATTAGGATTTGCTTTGCCTTTGCCGAAAGGTTTCCCTCTGGGTTTCGCATTACTGCCAACCTTGCGCGCCACACCTACCGAGCCTCTGCGTGTTCTTCGGTAGGGTCGGGAATTTTAGCCCCTCGCCGCTTCTGGGAAGCGCCTGGTCGTGGGGCTCTCATCTCGCAAACTCCCCATGACAAAGCGCAGCGGCGAGCAATCGCACTTCACAGGCTTGCTCTATAGTTTGGAATGTTCCAAGATAAATTCTTTTCCCGAAAATCTTAATTACAGAAACCCACTTTTTCCCGCTTCTTCTGACTCCCTTTTGCCCAGACGTATTGTCACGTCTCTTTCCTGTATTCCAGGCATTTTGCGACCCAGTTGCTTCGCGGAGATTTTCAATACTGTTGTTTGTTTTGACAGTATCGACATGATCTATTTCGCTCGTCGGATCTTTTTTGTAATACATTTTCCACGCGATTCTCGAGGACCGGTAATACTCGCCGTTTATAAAAACACGCTCATAGCCCTTCGAATTTATGCTTCCAGCGCGCTGACCAATCTTAATTCCATTACCTCTTTCTTTTTTCCACAAGAGCGCACCGCCAGAAGGATCATAGACAAGCAGGCTGTCCAGGATTTCTAAAGACGGGAGGGGTTTTGCCAGGGCTCGGGACATCGAAAGATCGGCAGCATCGCCGCTCGCTTGATTGCTCTTCGGCCTCCGCCCTGTTTTCACGCTTTCACTCTTGCGCCTTTTTTCCCGCGATGTCAAGCGAAATCGTCAGCCGATCGATTACCCGTGCGGCGGCGCGCAGCAGATCGATCCATGTGGGCTCGCATGGGCCGTGCTCGCGGCGGAACTCGGCGAGGATGAGCGGGTGGATGGTCATGGCAGGCTCCGGCGCTGGGGACAGGCGAGGGGGCCAGGGATGTGCTCATGAGCATCGTGACACGGCGCGCATAACACCTTCAGCCGATCAGGCGAGCAAAGGAGGCGTGTGAAAATCAAATCCATGATCTCGTCGATTCCCCCGCCGTCAAGGTGATGCACCTGCAAGCTGACCTGCGGGCCATTGCGAGTCGCCTTCGGCCTACCCTTGGCCTTGCATCGCTGACAGCAGCCGGACTCGCGCTTGACGGCGGCGGCACGCTCGCGGCTGCGTAGAAAAATCTGAGAGAGCATGGCACGTACTCGGCTGCGCGGTGTGGTCAGTAGGCGTCTACCCATGATAGTGATTTTCCTCTCCTCGCTGTCAATCGGTTTGGCCCCACCGAAACGGGCAATCCGGAGTAAAACCGGATGCCCCCGTAGGGGGTGAATTTCTTCCGGAGTTAATTGCTTTTAGAATCAATGAGTTGTACTGCGGAAAATGTTTTTTTCCGGAGTAAAAATTTTCCGCAGTTAAATCGCTAAAAACCTTTTCTTTATGGGCACTTAACTGCGGAAGAAAATTTCTTCCACCTAACTGCGGAAGAATCCAGAGTAAAAACTTTCCGGAGATAATCCGCATCAGAATGGCACCTGAACGTGACGCAGAATCATGTAGATCCTCTTACCTTTTTGAGTCTCGGCTTCCTCGAAAATCCCAGCCTTTATTCCCTCCGAAATTATCGTGTGAAGGTGGCAAGATTTGAATCCGTTAAACCGCTCTTTCATAGCCGATCTGATGTCGGCACAGGCAACAGATTTTTCAAGATCCCGGCGCGTCATTTCGACGCCGGCGAGTAGTTCGGCGAGGTAGGCGGCGCGCGCGTCGGACTCGCGCGAAACCGGAGACAGGACGCCTTGGGCGCCGCGCCGTAGCAGGACCGGGCGGGGGAGCCGTGGCGAATAGTTGCTCTTCGTCACAGTCATCTCGACGTATTCGTGATGCTCCCCCTCCAGGCCGAGCGCCTCGAAACCGTCTTCGTCCAGCGGCTTCATCGCGGCCATCCAGCGGCAGTTGTCCGAGAACCCGCCGGCGCCGCGGCCGGTAATGGCCCCCACGCCCTCAGAACGGGCCGCCTTTGCGACGTGGTGAGCGTAGAGGATAGTTACCCCGTGTCGCTGGCTGATCGCCTCCAGCAGGCCAATAAATGCGTGAGCGTACTCATTGCGGTTTTCTTCCAGGCCGAAGAATTTGCGCAGCGGGTCTAAGCCGACGATTTCAAGCCCGGGGTGCGCGGTGATGGTGGTCTCTAACCAATCGGCCCACTCGGTCGGGGTTGGGTTTCCGTCCTTGAGCCCGAGCAACGGGCCGGAGGTTCCGCGGACGGAGACAGCGTGGAAATTCAGCCCGAGCAGCTCATGGTGAGTCTGGGGGATGCCGGCAATGGCGCAGTCAAAAACTCTATTGCGCACAATTTCGATTGGGTCTTCGGCCAGCAGCAGGAGTGTCTTGTGCGGCCGCGTTGGAACGAAAGGCCCCCATTTCAGGCCGCAGGAAATGGCGGCGAAGAGCGAGAGAAGGAAGTACGTTTTCCCGGCGCCGCCCTCCGCGTTGATGCCGCCGACGATCCCGGCCGGCAGTAGGTCGGTGAGGATGTGCGGGAATTCGGTGCGCTGGTAGCCGGCCAGCCATTCGACGCTGGTTTGGTCGGGGGTGAGGTGTGGTTGAGCAGGGGGCGGGATTGGGGTACCACATAAGAGTTTCGCGAGCCGCTCCGGCCCGAAAGGCAGCGCGTTGTCGGTGACGATCCAGCGCGAAGAGACGGGAGACGTGATACAGGGAATTCCGAAAGAGCGCAGGAAAAATGCTGCCGCACGGGCGGTCCCATCGTGGTCGTTGCGCGGGACGATTACGAGCCGCTGCCCCCGCAGGTATTCGCACGCTGCTTCGTCTTTCGGGATCGGGAAGACGGTGATGTCGGCACCGAGCAGATGCAGAAGTATTTCACGGGTAAACTCGTCGCCGAGGTAGGTAACTTCTGGGGGAATGACGGCCATTTCAGTTGTCTAAAACTCAAGAGCCCTTTTAGCGGCAGAGATCAGAAAGGCTCGGAATTCGTCCGCCGCCCCCGCCTCCGCCGCCTCCGCC